CTGAAAGGAGACCCTCTAACTCTTGTTGCAGAGGAGATAAAGTGCTCTTCTGTTTTACTTTTCCTTTCTTGCCAAAAAGTGCTTCATTTAACTTAGGCATATTAACCTCATTTTTTTGTATATCTCAGCGTCACACTGAAGAAGTAATTGTTGCGAGTATTGTTTCCTGCCTTCACATGTAAGTCTGTACCACTCAAGTAAATACCTACGACATTCGCAAGCGTTCCTGGGTCCAAGTATGGCAACGGTATCCCAACAGTCAGTGTTGCTGCATCCTGCGCGGTTCCTGTTAGACTCACCAGTGTTACCAAGCCTGTAATCCCTGTAGGAAACGCCGTGTCTGCTGTACCCACGATCTGGCCTTGTATTGTCTTCGTGTAGATCGGCGCATTGTTAACCCACAGGAAACCTGTCACTCGCTCTGTCGTGAAGTAGCTCAAGTCGTCTATCGTCGTGTTAATCGCATTCGCAACCGTGATGTGTTCCTGCTGAAGTTGATGCTGAAACTGATTCTCTCGGTCTTGTTGCTCGCCTTCGTACTTTTGCCAGCTAAAGTTAGGTTGTACTTTCGGCATTAGTTAAAGATCCTTCCTGCAGGTTTAAAGTACGGCACCATCGCATGGATAAATATCGGTTGGTCCAACGTTTCCGAAGTAAAGTCTGCCGGATTCTGGTAAAACCTGATCGTGTGTTCCTTACCTGTAGCGCCTACGTAGATTCGTTTCCACACCTTTGTCTGATCTGTTGTCGGACTCATGCCGTCTTTAGGTTCGAATGTCAGCGTCGTCTCTTGATAGTAGCCTGCAGGATCACCATTTGAGTCGATGTAAAGCTGATCGTTTAAGTAAAACTGCACACGCAATTTAGACAAGCCGTTTGCAGACACAAAAAGATCGACATATCCTAGCCGTGCAAGTTCGCCTTGTTCTATGTAGGGGTTAAAGTTCTTCGTAATTGCACTGAACAACACAGGTGAAGGCGTTGTAGTAGCATCACCTGGAAGCGTCAGAGTGTTGCCGATATTCAGTTGATAAACCCAGTTGTATTGATCGCCGCCAAGGTCTACCAGTGAGTTAAAGTTAATCTGGTATGATCCCCAGGCCATCAACATCTGTCCCCAAGGAGTCCAAGTGTCTCCCCAAGTGTTCTGTTGAAAGATAGTGCCTCTTCCTAAACAGCTAAACGGAAACTCGTACACAGCATAGGTATTGTCTAAGTAGTTGAATGACAACACGCTATCAGAAGCAGTCACGCTGTTCTCAGCATTTGGCGCACTGTTGTAGCAGATCCAGCCTTCCTTAATGTCATCGAAGCGCTCACCATAACACTGCTGTATCGATGTCTGGTTCATGAATGGCACTGGAAGTTCTTGGACTAACCGATAAGGATCTGTGAAGTCCGGTATGATCTCATCGACACGCTTGACATTCACGCCGTCTGATCCGACTATCCCAGGCTTTCCTACGCTTGTATAGTATGTGTCGTAGTTAAGTGCTGTGTATGGAGCGTCGCACTGCCATGCATTGTTTGTCTTGTCCCAACGAAATGGCTGGTTCTCGTCCCCTGTGTACCGCAAGACTCGTTCTGAATTAGAGAAGCGAACTACAATGTCTGAGTTGATGAAACTGAATGTGCGTATCGGTTGACTTGTGGAAGCATAGACTTGCTCGTCATTCGTGAAGTCTAATGAGTTCAAAACTACAGACCAATAAGCAACGTCTGGCCTGGGAACGTTCTCAACTGTAGGAGATAGAAGTATCAGTCTGAATCTGTCTGCTGTGATGTGCAACGTAGAGGATATGTCATAAGGAGGTACACCAGCTACAGCAGTGACGACTTTAGTTTCCAAGTTCGCAGGCAAGTACTGAATCGTGTTTCCGTCATAGTAGAATATCTTGTCTAGTCCATTACAAAAGAATGCTTTGAACTGGAAGTTAACCAACGAGAAGAAGTTAGAGATCGAGCCATTAAACAAGTCACCGTATACACCTACAGTCGCATCCAAATAGTTATTGTTCGGAGGGGCTACCGTGAACGTCATTGTGTACGCGCCAGTCACGTAGTTAATAAGTCCTGCAGAAAGTAAAGTGTCAGGGCCTTGCAGTCCGCCAAAGCCGTTGTCTGTTACGTTCTGACCTACGAAGAGGCCGTTCGAAACAATATTTACTGGAGCACCTGCTACCGTGAACTGAAAGAATGTTACCGTGTTTCTCTCAAAAGGGGCTGTAGCTAAAGTCCCCGCGAAAGGGCCAACTGTTCCATTAAGTACGTCCGTTTGCGATTCATAGTATGCATGCGGGATCTCGCTTACCACATAGTCAGCATCTAAAGCATCGGCAAGCATCCCGTTATTAGTGACAACTTTTCCAACTCTTTTCTGATTGAACACAAGGATCTCTTGCGAGCCATTCTCTGCGTAATAAGGCTTGATGCCCATGATCGCAGTGCCAGTACCAGGCGTCTGTCCTGTTGCGCTGTCCCATGAGATATACACGCAGCTATATGTCCCAGCAGGAGGAGGAGTATTAAAAGTAATTGAATAAGCGCCTGTCACAATGTTTACTGTACCAGTTCCATTAGCAGAACCTGTTAAGTTGATCACAGTGGCAGAAGCATCCCCAGAATAACTAAATATTTCAGCAGAAACACCTGGAACGATAGTCCCATATGCAGTAATGTTCGAACTAATAGGCACAGGACTTAACGTACCTGTAAAGGTAACTCTAACCCCATCGGGAGGCTGGGCGACTGGGGCTTGTTGATGCCTGTAAGTCATTTTAGCATAAGGATTGTAGCCTTGAATCTTCTCAAGTACGCCACGATACAAGTGCGCATTGATCAAAGACTGAAAAGCATCACGAGGGAGCAGCCAAGGTTCTAGCGCCTCATTGAATCCAGTTCGGAAGTTAGCAATCGGATACCCTTGATAGCCTGTCATTTAACATCCAAATATGATTACAGAGCCCATAATTACGTCTACAGGATTTCCATTACTAGTTTGAAAGGCTACTGTTATCAGAGATGTTGTAAAACTATCTGCAATCGCAGAGCCTCCTCGAATAAAACCAAAACATTCTGTTGCACTTGTGTTAGTTTTTCTCATTCCAGTAATCAAAACCGCTCCAGTTACACTTGGTAAAGTATTGGTAAATCTAATTGTATATACGCCTGTAGAATCCTTTGTGGAGGTTGCTGTATTAACATTGAAACTTCCGTTAATTAAGTTTCCCGAACCTCCGCCACCAGCTAAATTTCCAGCCGTACCACCACCACTGAAGTTAATCTGCATGTTCACAGCACCAAGAAGATTGCCGCCTACCTGCGTCGTGTTGTAGAACTTAGCTGTGCTATTAACTACATAGAACTGTCCGTTTGTGCCTGCAGGAAGAGCTACAGGATCGCCGCCACTCCTATTAGACATAGAACAAAACTTATGGTAAGTGTCTGTTCCAGTTCCTGACGCATTAAAGTTGTGCTCTTGACCTATGCTTGCTGCAAGGAAACCGAAGTTAGCTTGAATGATAGGCTGAGTCGTCGCTATAGCCTGAGATGCCTGCGGAACATTTGATGTATAGACCATAGTAACTCCTAAAACTTAGATATAGATCTTTCGTAAAGCATTTCTTCGTAAGTGTCTTGCATGCAGATATCCTTGAAGCGCAAGTATTCCGGCATGATTTGATTGTATTGGTCCATCTGGTTGAACAACTTAAAGCGATGGAGTGCAGCCCCTAAAGCGATTAGCGGTCCTAAGTCTGGACGAAAAGGCACATCAGTATAGTTCAAGAATGGCGCAGGAATCTTTATGCCCTGCATCTGAATCTGATACACCTGATCAGGCACAGGACGCAGCTCGAACATGTTAACTGCATTCAAAGCAGTTTGTGTTGCCGTAAGTACTGGTGTCTGTGGGAAGAACAGTATCCCTTGAGGTCGATTAGGATTGTACGTCTCAAAGGAAGCTTGAATCGATGCCCCTGTAATTGGAGCTGTTAAGAAAGCTAAGCCAGCTATAGTCCCTGTTGCATAAGTAATTGTACCAGATACAGTCCCAGTAGAACTAAGAGGAGAGACTTGAGTGAAGGTGCCGGTCCCCGTGAAGGGATATGAGGGCACGTCTTGCACAACTTGAGTTCCGTCGGTGACATACACGCTCCCGGGTAATATAGGGAAATTAGTTAATGTCGTGCCAAAGGAGTTAAGTGGAAACGCTCCCGTAGCAAAACTCTGTTTGTTTAACTGCTTAGGATAGTCTTGATAAAAAGTATCAGGATCAATGTACCACTCTATGCCAAAGCCATCAGCATAAACGTCTGGGTTTACCGTCTGAAATCCTGCAGGTGCTAAGTATGTAGCTAAGCCTTCCTGAGTAAAGAATGTGTATTTCGTGTAGCCCCAGAATATCTTCAACTCTTTAGGCAACACGTACTGATAGTAATAGTTAATGAGTGTCGTGCACTGTGCATCCGAGTACATTGAAGCATCAGGAATACCAGCGATATTTCGAAACTCAGACAGGATGGCGTTGAAGTTCCACCCTGCCGTTGAATTCCAAGATCCCGTAGTACCTGTTATGGGATAATTTGGAATCGTCATTATGCAGCCCTTTCACATACAAAGTGCGTTTTGTACCCTGCAATGTAGATCTCAGGAATGCCTTCATTGTTTCTGCGATACTTGTGGATGTTCTCGCGGCAACCTTCAAGACTACGGATGACTTCAAGTGGCAAGTCATAAGTGTGTCCATCGATCAACTTGTACTGCTTAAATGGATGCGTCTTGCTTGCATGGTGAAACTCAAGTGGATAGCCTGGATCACGCTGGTTACGGAACACAACACGCTCATGCTTTGGCACGTTCTGCATCACCACGATTTCGTCTTCTTTCAGTTCTTTACGCACTTTTTCAAGTGGTTCGTCAGCAGGTCCAGCCAAGTAGTTCTCTTGCAACTCTTCAACTGGTATCTTTTTTTCTCTTACAGGTCTAGGCATCATTACCTCTATTGGTTGTTGTACATTAGTCCAGGGGGCTGTCCAGCGGGAGGTGCATACGATATTATGTTTATCTGTCCGCCAGAGAGATAGTTTGAATACCCTTGTGAGGTATCAAAAGGTTGTCCGTCGATCGTGTTCATCTGGAATGTCTTGGCATCAACATCAAAGTTACCAATCACACATCGAGCATCGTTAATTTGATGCATTCCAAAGACTTTAGAGATCGTCACTGTTTGTCCATTCGCCACAGCAAATGAGTTAGCATCCGCGACAGTAGAAAGTGTTACAACTCCAGGATTTGCGTTTGTAATCCCTGTGATGTTGTAGATCGTTCCTAAAGGGAATCCTACTAATGCTGTCATCTGTTCCTTAAATAAGGAGAGAGGGTTGCCCCTCCCTCCACTGTTTTACCAGCCAGTCGGTGTTTGAGAGAATGCTTCCCAATACATGACGTTAGTGTTTTCACCCACAGCAGCAGTTCCGATGATGATTCCTTGATAACCAATATCGTACTGATTGCCTGGAGGATTACCTTGTGCAGTAATCTGACCAGTAGTTGCACTGATCGTTGGAGCAGTCGCAGGATAAGAAATCTGATTGACAATACCGCCAGATACGTAAGTACCAAATGCAGATGTGTCAACAGGATTGCCTTGCAGGTCATACAATGTGAATGTAGAACCTGTGATTCCTGAAACAACGTAACGATTAGTATTCAACTGTGTCATACCAACAACGCCAGAGATTGTGACGATCATCCCATTGACCAACGTAAGAGTATTAGTTGGAGAAAGAGAAGTTACTGTCACAACACCTGGGTTAGTTTTGGTCACGCCAGTAATGGTGTACTGAGTGTTGTACCAATCAGCTCCCAGTGACACAGAAGTGAAACCGTTTGATGCTTGCAATGTTGAACTGAGGTCTGTAGTCCCTCTGATAGTTAACAATGCTGAAGCTGCAGGCATTCCTCTGAACCATTCAGCTTTCAAGGTTTTAGAATTAGTGCCCCATGAACTGTAGTTATAAACTGCAATATGATCCGGAATGAATCCTAATGGGAGTGTTACAGCAGTTCCAGCGCTAACAAAAGTACCCGTTCTATATTGACTCATGATGCCCTCCTTAGTTTTTCTGTGTGGCTAACAGGCGTGTCAACCAGTTATCGTTCAGGAGACGAGTTGCAAACGGATACTTGTAACCTACTGAACCGCGTTGGTTAAGTGGGTCTGAAGTGCCGCTAGAACCAAGTGGCTTCACGATGAACTCAGCTTCTTTAGAGCCAAGTTTCACTACACCGTAGGCTTCTTGACCTAAGATGATGTTGTTGTACACAGGAGTTGCATCCGAAGTTGCGTATCCGTTAGTGCTCAAAAGCCATCTTACGTTGTTGGTAGAGCCCCATTCTGCTTCTAACGCGTCCATTGGATTTGGATAGTTAGCTGAAGAAAGGAAGTCTGCGCAAGCTTCTAGGTCGACTTGGAGGTTTACGTCCATGAAGCCCCAGTAAGAGCTTCTCACAGGGGATGTCGCAAAGCGATTTTCACCAGCGATAGGCTTGGTCATCAAGCGAGCGTTACCCAAACGAAGAGCACGTACTGCAACTTTAATGTCTGCTGTAGTTATGTTTGTAGGGGTTCCGCCATTATCTCCGTTTACACAAGAAATAGAACTTGCAGTTGCGACCATCATATTGCGAATTAGCGTATCCAGGGTCAATCCTAATTGGAGTGAAAGTACCCTTGTAGCCTCATTCAGAACACGATCTTGTACTGTAAACTGAACCTGATCAGTGATAACGACAAAGTTGCCGTACCATTTAATCTGGGTCGAGAAGTCAGTAACACTCAAGGCATCGCCAGGAGGAGTTGTACCATCAGTGATAGGCACGGTAGCAGCACTTAAAGTACTGTATCGACGGAAGATCATCTGGTCGCCGGAATTCAGCGGGATGGTCCTCTTCTGCGCAAACAAATCGTAAATGTAATACGGGCGCGCAAGAGTCAACAGAAGACGGTCAAAGTATGTCCGAACCTCTGGAGGCACTTGTGAAGTTGTTGTAATTGGCATATCTCAACCTTTATCGGTTAGACATTCGCCAGATTTCTCCCTGCAATCTTCATAAAGTCCTCATCAGACATTGACGCATAATAGTCAGCCGCACTGAGCTGCCCTTGACCACCGACACTCGCAAGCGTCTGAGGTTTCTGAGCATTCGCAATAGCCCGCTGTCCATTCTGTGGCTGTTGGACCACTGGAGGAGTTGAAGCTTTTGCGTTCAATTCTGCTAACAAGTATGCTGCCTCATAGGGATTCGAAGCTTTTTGGATCATCTCAGCAAATATCGGGTTTTTACTTGTAAGTTCCGGTACATGACGAGTAACCATTGAGTTCCAGTCCTGACGCTGAGCTTTTGTCTCTATGGCAGTGAGAGCGTCCTTTATCTCTTCCCGGAGGTGAACGTTCTCCTGCCTAATAGCGTCAAAGGCCTTTTTCACGTCGCGCGAGTCCTCTAAGTCCAATGCACTTAAGGCATCTGGAACCGGCGCTGATTCTGGTTGACGAGTAGGTATCTTGGCATAGGCATCAGCTTGGCCTCTCCAATAGTCCCTCTCGCCCTGCATCTTGGAAATCTCATCACGCAATGCCTTGAAGTTCATCTGCTGTGCAGATTCTGCAACCTCTGGCAATCCCTGACTGGCGACATCAGGTTGTGTTACGCCCATGTTCAATGGATCACCCTGCGGCGCGTCCATGTAGCTGTTATTCATTGGGGCAGCTTCAGGAAACAGTTCACTTCCTGGTGCTGACATATCTAGTTCACTCATTCATTTCCTTTTTGTCTCGGCGACAGACCAGTTTCACGCCCATTCAAATAAATACTTGTCACTAGAAGCAAAATTTTTTAGGCTAAGAGTATCGATCCTGACTTCTTAGCAGCTTCTCCGACAGTAGCAACGACATCCTTGCTGCTCTTCGACATCTCAGCTTCACTGATAGGCACGTCAAATGGCAGGCACAGATCCGGTTCTACTTCCAACTTTCTCTCTGCATTGTTCCACTTAAAGACAAGCACGCCGACCATCGCAGCAGGGGGCCTCTTAGCGATCACTTCCCAGCCAGCAACTAGCGTGTTGGGACGCTTCACATGAGGTTTAGCTGCATACAATACCCAGAAGTCGCGTTGAAGTTTTTGTGCGTACTTCTCGGCTAGCTTCTGTGCGTCTGTCCAACAGTCTGCAGCCATGGGTTCCCGTGTCTCCCCCATCTCCTGCATATTGCTGTTGCGCTTCTGTCCTATTAAGGTTGTCTCTAACATGCTACGACCAAGGATACTCTCTGAACTGAGAATGTGCTTTATTCAGTTCCATTTGAGTACCACGTTTGCCAGCGAGTCCATACGCCTCATCCATAGCTTCTTGTTTCATTTCGAAAACACCGGACTGCCAATCCATAGCAACAGATTTTGGAGTAGTCTCTGATTGATGACTAACCATTGGCTGGCGCTCGTTATTGTGCTCCATGCTTTCAAATCCACCTTGATTACCTGAAGGATTTTCTTTCATGATCATTTTCCTTTTGTTTTTAGTTTCCGCTTAATGCTCTGCGGGGTTTTCACATGCTCTGCTTTCTTTAGAGCACTGCGAGCCTTGGTTAACGCGTTTGGTTTTTTCATCTCAAATCTCTATTGTTATGTCTATATGTCTAAGTTGATTCTCGTTCCCTGGTAGTCTTTGGTACTGACGGAACTTAAGCTTTTTTTGTTCCTTTAACTGAATCATCATCATCTGGTAATCGTTTTCCGATGTGTGAGTCAGCTCATTTATCGCGCCACAAAGAGCTCTAACCATCAGCATCTTATCCATAACCGCGACCTTCTGTTCCGTATTTCGCACTCGGTAGCAATGTATTCTGCAGCTCTCTCGGGTTCTCGTAGACTGCTTTTCCTGGCTTTACACCTTGCCATTCTTCCCAGTACTCATGTTGTGCTCTCTCAGCCGCCAAAGCTTTCTGGATTTCTGAGGATGATTCTTTTGATCCATGCTTCATTTGTGATGCAGTATTTGTTCCGTATTCGTTCCCAAGTAGCTGCTGCTTTGCCCAGTCTCCCGGAAGTGGATGAAACTTCGGATGGTAGCTGTTGTATTGTCCCGGCTCCGGTTTCAGCGTGTTCATTGGGGCGTTTCCCCCTTGCGATATAGTCCCCATAGCTCATAAATCCCCAGATTGTACGTATTCACATAAAACAGCTTTACATGACTTTAAATCCATAAGACTCCAAAAATTCTTTAGCCCATTTAATCTTGTCTTCAACTCTCTGGCCACTTCCATGATTCTTAGTCCACAATTCAAGATTTTCTATGCGATTGTCATGTCTGATTCCATTCTTGTGATGTATTGTCTCTTCAGGTTTTAATGGCCTTCCGAGATACCTCGACATCACATACGTATGCTCTAGAATTCTCTTCCCATTTTTTAACAAAATTCGATATCCATCTTTTCTTAAAGAACCTTGTCCATTAGTGGCTCTATGGCATCTTAACTTTCGACAATTACCTACCTTGATGTCTTTCCAAAGAGTCATTTGCATAACTAAAACGAAGCATTCCCAAGTGGCACATTATCCGACGCATGCGAGCCATGTGCGTATCTGTAACTGTCTTCGTGCTGTTTTCTTTCGTTCTCCATCTCAAACTGCAAGTCACTCATCGTAGGTCCATTCGAGCCTTGTTTCAGTGCAGCGATCGGCGCAGGCAGTCTCGTCTTCATCTTTTCTCCAACTACGCTCTGGTAGCCGCCCTCACCTGTAAACATGCTAGCAGTCATCTTTAGTCTCTTTATGTTTGTCTCTTTCAAGAAGATACATAGCTAAACCTTTTAACAATCTATGCTGCCGATACGAAAACTCCACAGGATCACAGACCATTTCAGATCGAAGAAATACATCCTTTAATCTTTCGTAATCATAAGGCCAACTCTCCATACCTGCTTGACTCATGGTGTGCCTCCAAACTGAATGCCCTCGCAATGCTCGACAACTTG